CTCTATCGCTTAGGAATTGAAACATTCAATATTACCTGACAGTATTAATCTTTGTTTATCTTTGTTGTATCCAACACTATGTGGAATGTATGACGGAAACAAAACAAATAATCCTGGTTCAGGCTTAACTTCTTTTCCCTCCCAAGTAATTAGAGGATGAGCTGGCCCATAGAATATTGTTTTTGAAGATTTACTTGTAGCTTTTAAATATAAAATAAATGAAAACCAATTATGTTTATTACCATGTATGTGTAGATCATGAAAATTTTCTTTTTCATATTTTTGTATCCACCATTTTCTAATAATAAAATTTTTTTTAAGAATTTGATATATATGTGGTTGTAAATAAGAACCAATCATTTTTGTTCTTACACCATCTACGTGATCATCAAAATAATTATTTTGATTGATATCATACTTTGTGAGTTTTGTTTGTTCTAGACTTTTTATGAATTTTTTTTCTAAGGGAATGTGTTTAAGATATACGTTCGACTCAAACTTTAATGTTTGCATGTGGACTTATAACAAGTCTTTGATGTATTCGCTACCCTTTTTTATTTCTATTTCACCACCAACACTTTTTTTGTCTAATTTAGATTTAACAGTGTCTTTTCTTAAGATACCCAGTGCTTGTGATATTCTTGAATCAACAGTTGATGTAAGATCTGTTTGATTATCAAAGATATCATCAAATTTTTTATGTAATTGAGGGTTATTTTTCAAAACCCTTTTTGCAATCATGCTACCAATATATTTAGCTACCATCGTTCAATAATCTGCAAGTTACGCAGCCTTTCTTAAATTTCATATGCTTCCAACAAGGGTCTTTGTCATATACTACTGGTTGATAAACTCTTGGTTCAAAAAATAGACCCCAAATCCATGTCGCTACTTTTCTTAGAAATCTCATCTTACTCCTATAAATTTAAAACCTTTTACTTGTATACCATTGTTTCCAGGATACATGTTTTTATTTGTACTGTCTCTATGTGGACACTTCATTCCACCTTCACCAAATTTTATTGGTGGTACTTTTGAGTTTGGCCCCTTCTTTGGTGGCGGTCCTGATTTTTTTCCGATCATAATAAATCCTTATCTACGTTTCCTGATATAACTATCTCACCACCATCATCATATGATTGAAACCCTGTTAAAAATTGATTTGGTTTTGTAACAGGTTGTTTAATTTGTGTTACAGGAGATTTACATGGAGGTGTTGTGCCGTCCGGACATAATTGTTGTGCTGGTGTATCATTACCTCCTGCTGCTGGCACTGAAACTTTTTGAACCTTAGTGTATGGTCCATAATTTTTTTCTAATTTTTGTTCTTTCTTACCTGTTGTTAATTCTTGAACTAATCTTAATCCAGCTGTGATAGGTCCAATAACAGGAATCTTAAATCCTTTATTGTCTGATCCACCTGTGTTTACTGTAGTTGTGGTTTTTTGGCCTGTATTATTATCTCCACCACCAGAAGGACCAAAGGTAGCTGCAGTTTTGTTAGCACCCATTTCTGGAGATCCTTCAAAACCTGTAGTAAAGTCTGATTTACTAGCATCTTTACCACCTTTTGCTTTTAATACTTTAAACTTTCTTTTGTGTTTGGGCATTTTTTTCTTTCTGTATATCTAGTTTTTCTTCTGCAATTCTAATTCTTTCTGCAGCTTGATCTTCATTATTTTCTAATTTCATTTTATCAAGGTCAATTCTCTCTTCAAACTCAGCCACTTTTCTATCTTCTTGCATCATTGTCTCTTGAGCTTTTCTTTGCATATCCATAGCTCTTAAATCTAATTCTCTTTGTTTTAACGCAACTAACGGATCTTGTTTAGTTCCCATTTGTTCTTCTTGTGCTAATTGTGTAGTTATCTCAGCTATTCTTTTTGCAACCATAGAATTAAATAAAATTTGGAATCCATCAGGATCAAGCTGTGCTTGCTGTCTCATTTCAATATTATTTTCTACCATATCCCCTATTTCTCCATGTGCTTGAAGCGCAATGTGATCTGATATGTGTCCTTGCAACAAAGCATACACCATAGGATTGATTTGAACCATTCTTGAACCCATAAATGCTCTATGTGCTGCAATATGTGCTTGATGATCTTGTTCAGGGAAAGCTTTTAACATTTGCATCTGTAATGCTTTTGCATTTTCTGTTGCAGGATCCTCTGGCTTTGGCATTTGCTCTGGTTTTAACAAAGCATCGATGTGTTTTGTGCCTAAAGCTTCATAAACTCTTCTATATGCCTCTCTCAAATTGTGCATTTGTGGATTTGACATAGCAATTTTTAAATTTTCGTTCGCAAGTGTAACTCTTTGCGCCATACTCATGATATTTGGGTCTGCAACTGGAATTACATCTACTCTATCGTCAAAATCTGCTAGTTTTACGAACCGATCTGCGTTTGTAACAGCGTATGGATACACTGGAGGTAGATAATCTGCAAAAACTGTTGCCAAAAGTCTAAATTCTTGTCTCATTGCATAGTAACATCGCTTGTGAATAGCACTCATTACTCTAGAACCACGTTCTAACAACGCAATTGTTGTTCCAACAGCTCTATTTTGTGCATCTTCACCCAATTGCATGTCTGCAATTGATGCAAAACGCTGTCCAGCTTGTACAACAAACCCTAAAAGTTGGAATAAAGTTGCACTTGGCTCTTTAAAAGGTAAAATTTGGAACTGATCTTTGATATTTCCACCTGGTGCATCAACATCTCTGAACTCTCCAGGTTGAAATGGTTGGTCATCATCTCTAATTCTTATACCTCTAGACTTAAATCCTGCAGGTAAGTTAGCTAAAGTACCTGCATCTAGTAATTGTCTTAATGCTTGTGTTGCAGATCGTGATAAACCACCAATCATATGTATCAAACCAAAGCCATAGAACCCTAAACCAGGTAAAAATTTGTAATGAACAAAGTATTCTTTTCTAGTTTGCATATCATCTTGTTCATTGTAGTTTCTGTAGATAGATAAAACTTCTCCAGATCCTTCATCAATTGAAATTATGTAAGGTAATTTTACTTTCTTCTCAGGATTTTCTTTTTCAAACTCCTCTAAATTACAATCAATATGCATTTCTAAAATGTTATATTGATATTCTTTTTCTCCTGATGGTTTTACACCTTCTAATTCATTTAACTTATCTTGTATTGGGCTTTTCTCTGCTCTTTTTGGCATTAGTTCTACATCTCTGTAGAAGCCTGCTTTCTGTTGTTTCAAAACATCATTCTCTGACATTTTTACAACGTGTGTAATTCTCTCACAATCTTTTAAATCTGTTGCATAGTATGGAACAATTAAATCTTCAGCAGGTACAAATTTTGCTACTGCTCTTTGTTTGATTTCATCATAATAAATTTTTTTAAATGCAGATCCTGCTAATGGTAAATAAAATAATAATTGATCTGTATCAGGTGTGTATTCTTCCATTTCTTCCATCAACATATAGTTCATGAAATCTTTCACACGAGTTGCTTGATCTTCTACTTCTTTAGTTTGTGCTCCAACGACCTGTGTTCTTACAGGACCGTCTGATGGTAATAATTCTTTGTATGCTTGTGCTTGAAACTGTGTAACAGCTTCTGATAAAAGTGGATGTGTTACACCACTCGCACCTTGAAATGGTCTAGTATTATTTACATATTTAAATCCAAGTAAATCTAAACCTTGTGTATAAGCTTGTTCCCAGTCTCCTCTAGAAACTTTATCTTTTTTGTAATCCTGAATCAGTTGAGACGACATACGACCAAGCGCACGCTCGTCCATATCTTCAGCTAAGTTTCTGTAGAAGTCTTCAACAGGTTCTTCAGCAGGAACTTCCTCCTGATCTGTTTCTACTTCAACGTCAACTTCTTCTGTCTCAACCTCTTCAGGAAGTTCGTTTTTTTTCTCTATCTCCGCCATTAATATAATTTTGTTGGTTTTGTCTTGACCATTTTTCCGCCTCTAGCTTTGATCATCTTTCCTTTTTTGGCACCATCGTACATGCCTAATCCAAATGCATCACCAATGCCAGTAAGAATGTTAGAAGGAACTTTTTTCTTCATCATCTGTTTTGGTGCTTTTTTTGTAATGTAAGGAATTTTTGCTTTGTTTCCGCCTTCAGTCTTGAGAAATTCTTTCATCTCGCCTTTTGCTTTCAATCCTTTTCCAAGCATTGCTGCGCCAAAGCCAATAGCCAGAGCTTTCTTAATTTTTCTGTTTTTGCTTGACATGATAATTATCTCCTATTGTTATAACAGGTTTATAATATCATGCAAATATATTTACGACTAGACCACCCGACTGATAAGCCTTAAATGGTTTTTGAGCCATTTCTGGTGACACTCTTATGGCAAATGCCTCATAGTAAAGTTTTGGATTACCTGGCAAAATTTGCTCTACAGCTCCACCATAACGTTGAGCGTATTCCTCTGCTTCCTCTAATGTTTTAAAGGCAGCCTTATGTTGTGTGCCTGCTGAATCTTTAGTTAAGCCATAAACTTTCTGTTTATTATTTACGTCTTGTAAAACTTTGTAAGTTCTATCAGGATCAGACTTTGCAACCTGTATTGTTTTTACTTCAGAGTTATATTGTTTTGCTAGCTTCTCCATCGCAGATGGAAGTGTTGCTGTTTTATTTGGATCTGTTTTAACTGTTCTGTCTTTGACTTTTGACATTACCTTGTAATTTTTAAAACCTGCTTTACCAAATCGATTACCATAAAACTCAATGTCACCCAGATACTTTTCTCTTTTTGCGTGATGTAAATGTTCAACCGGACTGATACCAACCCACTGCACGTCTCCTCTATCTGCTGCATCTTTGATTGTATTCTTTAAAGCATGACTACCCCAGTTCTCTTTTCCATAAAGAGGTAAGAATGGAATACCATCTCTGGTTTGATCTTTACCAATGTTTGATAAATTTAATGTGTTAGCTTTTAT